TGCTTGAATGATTTTTAATTTTGGCTCACGGCCCACCATCCATGCTGGCAAAAGATAGGACGCAAATTCTGATTTGGTATGCCTAGGAGGCATATTAATGATCAGTCGGTTTATTTCACCCGTTGCTAATTTATTAAATTTATCTGCAATGTGCCTGTGGTGGGACCCCTCTACAAATTCTGGCCACACACATTTGACAAAAGATAGGAAATCGTTTTTAGCTTTATTCTGTATCTTTTTTTCAGCATGCAACACTTGAAGTTGTTTGAAGGTCTTTCGCACATCTGCAGGTAATTTATCTATATCTACCTGATTCAAGTCCATGGTACCTAAAACGTTTTTTACAGGGTATGGCTGTATAAATCAAGCATATATATACATACATTAGGATCCCTATCTAGCATTAAGGGGGGTGGGGTGGTCTAAAGGCTCTAATTTTTGGTGTGCCGTTGGTACCTCTATTATAAATAAAAATACACGGCACACGGGTCACGGCTCAGCGCATAAAAAAACACCGCCCATGAAACATGGGCGGTGTTAACTAACTAATTAAAAGAGATTAAGTTTATTTTTATTTTTTTATAAACTCAATTTTTTTGATGCCTATTCCATTTTTATATGGAATTACTTTATATGGTGTTGGACTTTCAAGCCCAGTTTTAATACAAGCTTTTAAATAATATTTCCAGTTTGTAGCTTGTAAATGTTGCTCGGCTTCTGAGTATTCACCTGGTTTTATTTTTTTATTGTCCATGTTTTTTATTCTCACTTTCTATATTTTTAATTTTTTTAAAAATAATAGTTGATTTATAAATTAATTAATTTAATAATTCAAGGATAATAATAAAAAATAAAGGATAATAATATATATGAAAAATGAAACAATTAGAGATTTTTTATTACGTGGTGAAAAAGAAGATAATTTCGTAATAAAAGATATTTCAACTCATGGTTGTGGTGGTGGTGTAATATCCGAGTTAATATATTACTGGGATATTAACAAATTCTATGACAAACATAATGAAGAGATATGGGACGAAATTAATGAGATTGGTGGATTAACCCAACTTATTACAGAAAAAGACGCTAAACTTCAACCGACTTGTGATAGTCATTTTAAGTGTGTTTTAACATGGATAGCCGTTGAGTGTGTGGCGTGTAAAATACTTAATGAGAGAGAAGAGCGAAAAAGCGCTTAAAAGTTTCATGAGCCGTGTATCATGGTACACGGCTCATCATCCGTAGGTTAACAGCTTTAAAACCTACGGATATAATTAAAGGGTCTGTTGCGGACAATTCGCGCGGTACTAGTACATGGTTAGATTTAATCAACCTTACAACAGACCCTTTAATTATTAAGAAATTTTTATTTTTTATTTTATTTTTCAAGGCACAAGCTAGAATTTTCATAAACAAGCGCACAAGCTCAATGATCCATGAATAATGGACAAGCGATCATGGATTATGGCTCAGGATTCATGGGTCATGAAACATGGATCATAAAAAGTTTTACATGGACAATGGATCAGGGCTTTTTGCAAGATAATCACCCAAAAGCAACTCGGACAATGGCAAAAGAAATATTAAGAAAATATATATTAATCAATACTTATTGATTAAATTTAAGTTTATTTTTTTAAGGTTATTAACAATCTAAACAATAATTTTCAAATCTGGTATAATCAGGTCTTAAAGGTTTTAAACAGCTAAAACAATGACCCCTCATATCTTTAAATTTACCATTGATTATATGTGTTATTTTAAAATGTTCTCTTAATTCAGCGACTTTTAAATGTTTTAATTCAGGTTTTAAACTCAAAAAATCAGTTTTTTTTAATAGAGTTATTTTTTTATTCTGTTTTATTTCTTTTGAGGCGTTTATATTCATCATACATTTTAACCATATTAAAATCACTACAATTTAAAACAAAGAAGGCTAATTCATCTCGCATCTCTTTTTTTTGCTCATGTATCTTATGTTTATTTTTATCTATTATTTCAAAATGATCTTGTTTTAATTCTGTCATAATATCGCTTTAAATACCTCATGTGGTTTAAGTTTATGTTTTTTACATATTTTTAAAAAATCACCCCATATCTTTTTGTTTTTTTTAACTTCAATTAAAAATAAATGACGCTCTAATAAAATTTTTTGTTTTTTTGTCATGTAAAGTCAAAACCAGTTGTTTTTGAGATTTCATTTAATTTTTTACCAATTTCTGTATTGTTTTTTAAATCTGTATAACGTTTTATTTCATCTTCAATCTGTCTTTTAATAATAACCTTAGATTTAACCGCAATATCTTGACTATTATTAACAAACATCAATAAGTCTTTAAGAGCATATATAGACCCTGACCACGTTGCATTGTGATTTTGATCTATTATTGTTTTTGCTAAGTCACCTTGATTTATCATATTTTAAATTATCCTTTATATTAATTTATATAAGGGACAATAAACCATTGTCCCTTATATTGTCAAGTGTTAATTATGACTTTTATTTTCTAGTCTAAGTTGTTTCGACTTGTCCCAAATAATATTTAGACCCGCCAAAATCTCGCTTAATTGAGTTTGTAATTGCTCAGGAACTCCACACTCCCAGATTTTATGCTTAGACGCTTTTTTGTATAGTTTAAGCTCTTTGAGTTTTTTACCTTCCTTCATGTTCTCAACCTTTTGTTGGGCAATAAATTCAGCAAATTCTCTCAATTGATCTCTACAATCTTCAGGTGTTATTCCACGCCCATAATTATCACTTCGATAATAATTGTCTCGATCTTTTGGATTTTTGAATTTATAACTTAATTTGTCTTTTAGTTTATGATCTTTTATTTTACCAAAAAAAGTTAAAGCCTGACGCTGGGCAATTTCTAAGCCCTCAACCGCCTTCTGTAAGTTATTAATAACTTTATCAGCTTTTATTTTTTTAGACAAATAAGTCATGGCAATCTCGGTTTGCTCAGTTAAAACCGATTTCAATTCTAATTCAGCCATTTTTATAAATGGGTCAATTTCCTCATCAACCCTTTGTTCCAATTTAGTAATTTGATACTTAGTTGGATATTGTGTTTTTGTCATATTATCCTCTCATATTTATTTATTTGATAATCCCAAATTATCCCTTGACAAATAAAAGTCAAGCATTATATTTAAAAAATTATTGTCCTTGCAATAATGCCCTTATTGATTATGCAATTATGCGAAGGCCTTAAAAGATCTTTATTCAATAAGGGCTAACAAAAATGAAAGTATGAGATTTAAGTATAGAGAACAAAAGAAATTATTAGGAAGCGCAACCTATAAGATGGCAAAATCAGGTAAATACAAATATTTATCTGAAATATTACACCTTGCACCCTTTAATATAGGCGGTGTTAATATTTGCCCAAATGCTTCTCCAATTTGCGCTTCTGTATGTTTAAACACAAGCGGAAGGGGTCAACAAAATAACGTCCAAAAATCAAGATTAAACAAAAAATATTATTTTTTATCAAATAGGGCAAAATTTTTAAAACAACTCGATCATGAAATAAAACTCTCAAGCGCAAGAGCAAAAAGAAAAAAATTAAATTATACTATAAGATTAAATGGCACTTCAGACTTGCCCTTTGAACGTTATAAACTAGATAATGGTAAGAATTTAATGGACAATAACCCTGACGTGCAATTTATTGATTATACAAAAATTAAGAATAGATTTAAACAAAAGCTACCAAAAAATTATAGTTTAACTTACTCACAAGCTGAAAATAACTCAAATGATGTAAAAGAATTATTAAAAACTAAGCATAATATTGCGGTTGTTTTTAGAAATAAATTACCAAAAAAATATAAAGGGCGGAAAGTGATTAATGGTGATAAACATGATTTAAGACACCTTGACCCGCAAAAAGTAATAGTGGGATTAATCGCAAAAGGTAAAGCTAAAAAAGATTTTAATGGATTTGTGCAAGATGTTTAATATATGAAATATCAAGTTTGTATAAATAGGTCATACAGCGCACCTATTACAACGTTAGATCGTTGGTTAAAAGTCTGGAACCAACAGGCGCAAGCGCAAGCGTCTGTTGTAAAACTAACAAGCGAGCAGAAGGGATAATATGAGTAATTGTTATGACCACGAGTTAAAAATGAATATGTTAAATACATATTATTTTAAAGATAAAAAACAAGTTATTAAAATGTTAAATGAAAGTAAAGCAGGATTAACAAATTGGTTTTTTAATGAAATGCAAAAGTATGAAAATGCAGAAAAAAATCTTGACCAATGGTTTACAGAATATACGGGTCAAAGTTTTAGTGAGATGTTAAAAGAACAAGCGAGCGAGCAGAAGGGATAATATGACAAAAGATGAAGAGATAAAAAAATTAAAAGAAGAAATAGAATTTCTTAAATGGAAGGAAAAAAACTCTGTTATGATTTGTGGATTCTCAAGCGAGGATGACGCTGATAATGAACGAGCAAGCGAATTAGGTGTAAAAGATGGTGAAACGTTTTTTGACTTTGATGAGGAAGGTTTTGTCGAGGACGCTTTATATCAATTAAAATGTGAATTAAAATATGACCGAGTATTTAGAAATGGAGATGAGGAATAATGAAAAAAGAAGTAGACCTAGATGATGTAATAGAGCAAAAATGGGAAAAGTTTTACGATTGGTTGGAAACTTGTCCTGTAAAATGGACAGAGGGCAGGCATCCAACAAGTGGAATGACACTTGTTAATTTTGATATAGAGGAGGAATAATGAGTAATAACTATAATATGCAAATGGAATATGAAATTAGTAAAATACTTCAAGATTATTGGAATAAATTAATAACTAAAAAACAACTTCATAAATATTTAAAAAATTATGGGTATGATAAAGAGCAAATAAAATATTTATTAAAGGGGTAATAATGGCAAAGGTTAGAGTTTATCACGCTGTCAATGTCGATGACAAGCAAGTAGTCATTGATATTCATGAGATAGCGAACGAGAGCATAAGAAAAATGAAATTAGAATATCCAGATTATGATATTGTAATAGTAGACGATCACCCAATAGGTGAAGGACATTTTAATTAACAAGCGAGCAAGAAGAAGGGATAATATGAAAGTTAAAAAAGTTAATTGGTATGATGAAGAATTACATAAATTTTATGATACTAAAAAAGATAATGATGGTTTTATTTATGGTTTATATGGCTATGACGGGGACAATGTAATAGATGTCCAATGGTTTAAATCAGAAATAGAGAGAGATCAACAAGCGAGGAACTATGAAAAATATATTAGTGCAATTTGATATTAAAGCAGGTGAGTATGAACATAGAGATTTTTATTTATTTAAAAAGAAACAATCTGAATATAAATATTGTAAAGAGTTTTGGGGTCTAACAAAAAAGCGAGAACTATCAGAGAATGTTTTTTGGGATAATCAAATACAAAATACAATAGAAGTTTATTCTGAAACAGAATTAACAGATAAACAAGCGAAAACACTAAAAGAAGTCGGAGTAGTATTTTAAAGTTTAGACAAATACTTCACACAATCTTCAAGTGAATCAACAATAGGGTCAAGCGATGACAACTGAGAATCTACAAGCGCAAGCGTTTGTTTACCTTCAAACAACAGATGCTTATCCTTCCACTCCACAAGCACGAAAGAATTTTTGGGATGCTGGAAATGAAATGAAAATTGATGAGGGGACAAGCGAACTTTATTCCCACTCGCTACTTTAAGTTCTAATGTGAAAAAGTTGCAATTATTATTATAGCCCAGTAGATCGGGAGTACCAAGTAAGCTAAGGTTTTCAAGTCTAGTCCAAATGATATTTTTAGAAACACTTTTAAGTTTTTTATATAATTTAGTTTCTGCCCCCATTGCATCGGGTAAATCCTTTGGTTAATAATCTTTTACATAACCAGGAGGTAAAATTAATTTTTCTTCTCGATTTGGTTTTAAAACAACACGCAAGGAAGTATCCATTGGATTTGTACTTTCATGAACTTCAATCCGCTTGATCTCCTCTAGATAACCTTTACGAGTCATGATGTATATTTTTGCATCACTGACTGCATTACCTCTACGACCTTGCTGTCCTTCAGTAAATTTTTCTAAATACTCTTGCAGGTGCTTGACGTACATTATTTTTTTACCACCTGACTAGTTAAATCCTCTATCACTTTTTTATAACCATGCAAGAGATTTTCTAATTTTATACATTCAGATTGATATTTTTTTAGATCATGTATTTCAGCTCTTAACATTTTTATAACTTCTTTATAGCCTTCTATAACGTCATCTTTCATACCTTGACAATATAGGATACTTAACTTAAATTGTCAAATATGGGTGTACCAAAAAGACTAACAGAAATGCAACGCAAATTCGCTGAATTATTAGTATTCGGTGATAATGGCAAAGCACTTACAAAGACAGAGGCAGCCAAATTAGCAGGCTTTAGTCCCAATAGATGTAGACAGGAAGGATATGAATTGACCAATCCTAAGATACACCCTTTAGTTGTGGACTATATCGGAAAGCTTAGAGAGGAGAAATTACAGAAATATATGGTAACATTTGAGGGACATATTGCGGAGCTTGATCGTATTAAAGAACTAGCACTTAAAAAAGGATCCTTCTCATCAGCTGTAAATGCGGAAACAAATAGAGGTAAAGCGGCAGGTCTATATATTGATCGTAAGATTATTAAAACTGGTAAACTTGAAGATATGACAGAGCAAGAGTTAGAAAATAAAATGAAACAAATATTAGAAGATTATGCACCTTTACTTAATGCAAAACAAATAGATGCTGAGCCTACAACTTCTGAATCTTCTTTACCCAAGCCCGAGGAATCATCGTCCGATCTCCAAAAGTAAAACCATCTTCATCTTTATCATAAGACGCAAATAATTTAATTGAGTTTTTATCTTTAGAATACAACCAACCTTCATTTACAGGTTTAGCTAACTGCATTTTATCAAATTCTTTATCAGTAGCCCAGCCAGAGTCACTGACACAATCGATCCACTCCACTCTGACTTTCGGATAAGGTATATCGGGAGCACTTTCAGCTGCAATTCTTTTTCGTCTTTTCCTAGGCATAACACCTTTTATCACCCCTATAAGAGTTATACCAGATAAATCACCTATCAAATGATGTCCTTATGCGCGCGCGAAGGCACCACTGACATAAATTTATGTCACTAAAATAGTTTTTGTCATAGTTTTTGTCACCACTTTAGCTAGTAATACCAATGCTTTTAGCTCATTCTGACAAAAAGACAAAAATTTTTTATGTTTTTTTTAAACATACCTAATTTATCTGTAATATCTCTTATAGTGCTGTCTTTGCCTCTTTTTTGCCATAATATTTCCTCATTACAGACAACTTTTCCTCTGCTTTACCTATTTGACCCAACAGCTTGTCTACCTCTCCTGTAATGTCGACGTGCTCTGGTATAACTAGATTGTGGTCGTTGATGCAATCTATTTTATAGTGTGCATCTTCTATCTCAGCTTCGTATCTTTTTAGAAGCGTTCTAAACAAGTTATCATTCATTAAAATCCTCCTTTGTAATATTAACGTTTGCTTGTTCTTTTTCATCATGAATTAGGTCATGATAGCTGTCCAATCTTTTCAAAAACTTATGTTTCCAGCTCCTTAGTTCATGATCCGTGAACGAAAATTCTTGAAAAAATAAATCTGGCGTACATATCATGATAATACCTTTACGAATCATGGATCCATAAACATAATCATGAGCCATGGCATACGCTGCAATCTGTAAATAATAATCTTCTATCCAATCTTTATTCTTAGGTTTATTAGATTGTTTAAAATCAATTATAGTTTCTACTCCATCATGTAAACATACGAGATCAGTAGACCCAGCATACAACCCAGGATAGTGTAGCATAATCTCACTACCATACCACTCTTCAACTGGCGCAAGACCCATTTCAATAACTTTTTCGGCCATGGGCTTCGCCTCCTGTCCGATTGCTGTAAGATCATCGTAGCCAACGCCCTCCACATAAGACTCGAGGAATTTGTGCATGGCAGTCCCCCTCCGACTACTATGATTTTTGATCTCTTCTGCTCGTTTTTCTCCAACTCGTTCTATCCAATTTTTTAAAAATGATTTATCTTTGGTAGCCCCTAATATAGTAGTCACAGAAGGAAGTCTATAGCCACCTATATCATAGGTTCGTGATCCATGTTCATTGATTTGTTTACCTTGAATATAGTTATATTTATTATTAAACTTTATTTTTCGACCAAGGTTATGGTATTCTTCAATATCTTTATCATTCATCATTCTAAATCATCAAACCTTCTTTTAGATCGGTGCATTTCTTTATAAACCTTTCTTAATATCAAAAAAGCTACCCCAGCCCCGATCGATAGAGCAATCACTCCAACAAACAACATACCTAACGCTTGACCTGGTGTCATAATTTATCTTTTAATTCCTTTAAATAATCCTCTTCTTCTTTACGATTTTTATCTCGAACAATCGCAGCTTGTTTACGCCAAGCCCAAGAACTTAATTCACCAGCCCAACTCATAATCCATAAATAAAATTTTAGTTTCATTCTAAATTCATCGCCTCCCTATACTCTTGTAAACTAACAACTTTCCCATTTAGGATCTTACCATTCTCCTGATAGTGTTCAAGTATCTGTGTAATCTTTGGTAACTTTGTGTGTGACCATGGCCAGATTAATGTACAAACATAATACGCATCTCTAAAAGTACATCGCCACTTCCATTGTACTAAAAATTTTGTACCATCTTTACGATAGCCTTTTCGAGGTTTTTTAACCAAAGTACCAACACCTAAAACTTCATGGACCCACATCAACACTGATTTATCGGTCATAGTTATTTCCATACTAATTCTTTGGGCATTTGCAAGACGATAGCCCCCGCCTTTATGTTTTCTCTTTTTTTCAAGTCTACGAGCAAAGTAAATACTACCCTCACCATCAAAAAGCCCTGCAATATAGGCTCGATCAGTATCAGGTATCATTTATGACTACTTGTAATAATCCATCGAACCATCGCTGTTGATGGATCATAGCCATCAAACTTTAGCTTAGTGCAATGTGTCAGAAGAATCGTGATCGACACAATCATCAATAATTTCTTCATGAAACTCTCCCTCCGAATCACAATCCCAACACTGATGGACTTCACTTCTATCTCTAAAATCTAAATCAGGGTCAGCGTCCATTTTTGCAACTCTAACATAACCATTGCCATGGCAAGTGTTACAAATTGTAATTCTAACTTTAGCTCTTTTTAATTTTGCCATTTAACTTCTTCGCTTTTTCATTTGCAATTGATTCTATGGTCTTTGCTACGGACAATTTAGCGTCGGGCAATAATACCTTTGATAACGATTCTAATATCCTGTATGTTTCTTTTGTCAGAGAAACATTTTTATATTTACTCATGTCAGTCATGCGTGTTTCCTTTCATATTTAGTAGCGAATATAGATGATAGTATAGGATTGTCAAGTATGAAATACATTTTAGCATTAATACTTTGTTCTCAAACTGAGCAGATATGTATGCCACCCCATCAATGGCCTGAACTATTTAATAGTCAGTATGATTGTTTGATGTTTGGTTACAAAGAGTCACAAAAGAAAATGCAAGAGATAGGTCGGGCAGAGGTTAATAAACATGGTATGTTTATTAGATTTACTTGTACACCTGAGAACACGATTTGACAATATGGCTAAATTATGTTATGGCAAAAATATCTTCTCACCATTACCTACCCTTTCTTTTCTCTCTTTAGGGTAGGTGTTTCTCTATTCCACATTCTCAACATAAGAACAACAAAAATTAATGGAATACTACTTGCAAATACAGCCAATAAAATCACCAGTGCCATCCTTCATTACGTGCTGATTAATCGGATAATCATGATACGTTGTAAAATTTAATCTTACTATTTCACAAAGTTCAAAGCAATCGACTTTTACCGATAATAACATATGTTCCATCATCATTTTTGTTAATGGAACTAATTGAATCAATCCGTCGTTTTGTATTATAAGATCCATTTGCAAACTCAGCTTGACTTGTCATAAGATCTAGTGCCCCATTTTAAAACATTCTTCAAACCTGGTGCTGATACTTGTATATCAACACCATAGGGTCGCCACTCTCTTTTCATTAAATTTATTTCTAACAAAAGACTAGCCCATTGTTTTTGAGATATACCTTTAGGCTTGAGTGTTATTATCTTCTCTTTCATCTTTCTCTAGTTGTTTTAACTCTGCTTCCAGTTTGTTTTTATCTTCTTGCAATTTTACTTCCAAGTCACATATTGCACAAAGCTTTGCTAGTATTACTATCTTATCTAGTTTATCGTCTTTCATTAGTTTACTTCTTTCCCTTCATCTTTTTTTCTCAACTTAATGACATTTTTTCCAAACATTTTATCATTAGCCTGCACTCTTAATTCATTTGCAGCTTTTATTAGTTTATCATTTAGTTTAGGATCTTCGTGTTCTGCTTGTAGTTGTTTACTACTTTTAGGACAACCCATTACATAACTATGTACAAAGTTTTTTGTATCATCAAAGTTTTTATGAATATTATCTACTTGACCCTGTATCCATGTTTGAAGATCTGTAAAATAATCTAGTTTACTTATACCATCCCAGTTTTTAAAATTACCTCCCGTAATTTTAACCCTTTGTGATCCAATAAAGTTATCAGATTCATTACCATCATCGTTATGATCTATGTTGCCAAAATCATCATCCCAATAGGTTGTTATTGTTACTTTTTTTATATAATCTTTTTCAGTCATATTTTTCTCCTAATTATAAAATAGTTCATTTAATGATTGTCTATAAGTATTTAAAACACTCTGATGATCGTCAAAAAAATCTTTAACTTCTTCAGATGTCCACTCTGTTTTATAGATAATTCTACGATGTGACTTTATAAAAGCTTCTTTAACAACTTTTAAAATATCGTAGTTTAGATTGTATTTAACACTTTTACCATTACCATTTGTTTTAGTATTATTTTCTTCAGTATCTGATGAAAGTGGTGGTTCATATTTTAATAGATCTTCATCACTCATACCAAGTTTCAAATCTATTAATGATAGGGACTCTTCAACTTCTTTTAAAGACATTCTGCCAAAGTTTGGTGTCCTTAATAGGTATCCCTTAGAGCTCTTAACTAGATCCTTAATAGTATTTATTTCTGTATACTTTTTTAAAGCATTCATAGATCTAATACTAAGTTCTAATATATCTATTGATTGATTTAAGTTAGTCATTAGTTTTCTCCTGTATTTATTTCTAATTAGATACTAGGATATTTTGGGATGTTTGTCAACGGCCTTGGCCACGATATTTTTTAAAACTTCTACGCTTATTTTTGTTCATTTTTGCAAGGCTAGGATTTCTACCTATGCTTGTTTTATGGAATATAGGTTCGTGTGCAACTTTCGTGTATAAACTTTTAGCTTTCTTGGCCATCGAAATACTTTTGCACCTCTGATGTTAGAGTGTTGGATGAAATCTGAGGTATATAACTTATCTTACCATTTATATGTTGTTTTAAATCAGTGCCACAAGTCATACATCGGTATGTTTCAGGTGTTAAACTCACTAGTGGTGTATACTCTTCACAGGTGGGACAAACACCATTAACTATTTCTGCTGATATTTTCATTATTTTAGTATAAGCTTTTTTATAGATTTTTCACCTAAATATATTTCTGTTTCTGCCTCACTACGTATACACTTGTAAGACACGTTAGGATTGTACTCTCTTTCCGCTATGCGACGGGCGCGAAGGCACGCAGCCATGCTTTCTTGAATTCTGTGTTCTTTAATCTCTCCGTCCCAGAACATAAGTAAAGCTACAACAACTTCTATCATTTACTATTACCATTCTTGTAGCCAAGATCTCTGTTAGCATCTTTTAATTTTTCGATATCAACTAAAACTTTGTCCATTTGTTTTGTTAAAAATTCTATATTTACTTTGTTTAATGCCATTGACTCTATGTGTTTTGTTAATCGCTCGGTGGTCTTGTAGAGGTCCTCGATCATCATGTATTGCTCGCTATCTGCGGGCAGTGATCCCATTTGTCCACGTGGCCATTTTATTCTAAACTCTGTGTTGCTTTCAACATCTGCATTCATCAACTCTAGTTTAGTCTTTGCTTGATTTAATGATTCGTGCAGTCCGAAATAAGCCCAGGTGCCGATTGCGACGAGCGCAATCAAACTGGCAACCGTTTTCATGGGCATCTGTACGGCAGCTTCTTCAGATATATTTAAAGGTTTTTTACTCATGTTTTGGTTTTGGTAGCGGGATTATATAATCTTTTGGATCAACTTGCAACGGCTGCGATGGCCGTACAAAAACCGCTAGTAAACATAACAAAATTATTAGTATTGCTGTGAACCTGTAGTTCATAACAACCCCCAATCATTTAATTAGGCCAAAACCAACTTTTGATTTTTTTCCAAATTTTTTTAATCATTTTTCTTTTCCTCTATTTCATAGAAGAACTTGTCGGTATCCTCTGTCCGCCACGCTC